GCTTTAGGAGTTTGGGTTCAAAGCGTTCATCATGTCGGTAAAGAACCCGGTGAACAAGGTCATGGGTACACGCCCGGTCTCAGGGTCGCGGAGCGTCTCGAACACGTCCTGCTTTGCCTCGGCACCGAGCAACGACTCCACCGCGGAGAACATACCCTTGGGGTTGCCTTCGTCAATCGCGAGCAGCTGCTCCATCAGCTCCGCATCATCCAGCGCGGCGGGGTCTACCTGCCAGGTCTTGCCGCGCAGCTTCACCTTCACGACCGGCGCGCCACCTGTAGCCTTCTTGTCACTGGTGCGGGTAAACGCGTAGTTCTTCTCCGACATGAGGGGTTTCCTTCCAAATCAAAACGTATCGGGTAGGGTTTCGTAGGGGAAGCGAGCGCGGCACGCCCCCTTGGTGTGCGCGGCGTGTGGCTCCAGAAACCCTCAAAGGGAGCCAACCACAATGCACAACCAGAAGAAGGGGCGTGCCGCAAATCTAAACCAGCCTATTAGAGCTTGGTGCCCAGGTGCTTGTACGCCTTCACGCCCTGCGAGTCAGGGTACGCGGTGACGGTCACCTGGTAGCCGACAGCCTCGCCGTTCTTGTAGGTCACCTCGCCACGCTCGGTTACCTGACCGTCGGGGATGACGATACGCAGAACCTTCTTGCCGTCCAGTACGTCCAGTACGAACGTCTGGTGCGGGGACTGTGCGCCGGTCATTCGCACCAGCGACCCGTTCGCAGTGGTGTCCGCGTAGAACAGCTTGAGGACTTCCTCGTTCGTCTCAATGAGCGTGAACTGGAAAGTGACCTTGTGCGAGGTCTGAATGACACGCACCACGTCACCGTTCTGCCAGGCCTTGATTTCGCTGGTGTCAGAGTCGATGCTCTGAGTCACCCCGTCCTCGCTGATGTAGCCGAGGTCCTTCAGCTTCGCGTCCACCGCGGCGGTCGCGTTAGCAGGGGTTGCGGTGCCGATGGCACCAACATAAACGCCGCCGGTAACAGCGACACGCACATTATCAGCAACAAGCGCCATAATATGCTCCTTCCTGCCCCACAACAGGGGCTATATCAGGTCAAGTTGCGCGTTCCGGTACGTCACCGTGAAGTTCATCCGGAATCGCGGAATCTTATCGTCAGGGTCTGGCATCCACACCACACCCCCCACAGGATCTACACCGTAGACCAGCACGGGCTTTCCAACGCTTACGAGGACCTCCTGGTTCACGATGCTACGCAGCGCGCCACGCAACTCCTCCGCCGCGTTGTATGCATCCTGCGCGGTGGAACCCCACACATCGGCAATGAATGCTCGTTGCCCATGCGCCGGGGACCCCTCGGCACCACCCGAAGGGGTGAACACCGCGAACACACCGTCCGGGCGCGGGTTCGGCGGCTCCGCTACATACACCGGGGAACCCCACAAGCTTTTTACCTCCTTGCGGAGCGCTGCGAACACATCCGGAGCATGCAAACGGCCAGAACCAATCTGCGGTGTCATCGGTTCCACCCGCCCACGGCCTTGGACAGGGCACCGTGCTTAGCTTCCGCCCGGACACCAGCGGCACCGGTCGGGTAGACACGCGCCACCGCTGTTTTCGCGCCAGCTTTCGCTGAGGACGCGAACCCGGCACCGGCGCGAGCCTGAACCTTCGCCGCCTCCGTGTTCAGGGCGGCAAGCATCTCCGGGCTGGTGCGCAGCCCATAGAACCCCGCCAGCGTCAGCTTCACCTTCGTCTTGCCCATACTCGTCTGTCATCCTTCCACTCGTTTGAGATTGATACGGTAACCCGCCTCGAAGCCGAAGGGGCCGTGCGTGTAGTCTTCTGGCCAGCCGACGCACTCGTACAGCACCCCGTCCACGGTTACCCGGTCGCGGGGGCGGGTGAACCCGGTTGGGGAGTACAGGTCAAGATCACGGTGGACTCCGGTAGCGGTATCCCGAATCTCAGAATCCGCGCCCGGTGAAGCCCACCCAAACACCTCAACCTGCACTGCAGCACTCCAGCCCCGTGTAGGGGAACCCCAACCGTCAGGTGTTTCTTCAGTCCAGGCCGAGTGTGAAACCGTGAACCGGGGTTTGAGCCACCCCATGCACTTCACCTCCCATCCCGCAACCGGAGGCAGGGAATAGGTCAATGGTGGTGGCGCGTTGCGACCCGATACCGAGCAGCTTCTTCTCAGCCCGGGATAGGTACAAGTCCCCGTTCGGGTTTGAGAAGCTAATCTGCTGGTTAAAAGGGCCCGCCGTCTGCGTCAAGGATGACGCGCCCTCCACGAATGCCCCTGCTGCCATGGCGCGCTTGACCATCCGGCACGCCACAATCGTGATAGCCTCTGCCGGCAGGTTGAACCAGCCGGGCGCTGCTGCACGGATGAGTACGCCCGCATCCTCAAGAAGGACACGAGCATGCTCTTCAGAGCCCGGCGGCATATCCGGCCAACGCGCCCGCAACGCCTCCACGGTGACCTCGGGAAAATCATCCATCATCACAGGCCACGCACCTCCCAGCCCAGGTTAGAGGGTGTACTTCACGAAGTGGGCGTTGGACTCGATAAGCCAACCGAACTCTGCCTCGGCGCGAATCGCGACCAGGTTGTTCTCCCACAGAGAGACCAGCTGGTTACCGATAGTCACGGTGGACTCGGTGGACACATCGAAGTTGATGCCACCCACAGTGCCCCACAGCGCCTTCGAGAAGTCACCACCGATACCGACCACCGAACCGGCAGCGGTACCGTTCGCCACGGTATCAGCGAACGAAGCGGGACGACCCAGCACGGTACCGGAACGCACAGCAGCGGTTGCCACGGTCGGCTCAGGCACGAACAGCGGGCGACCGTTAGCATCCACCGAGGCGTTAAACAGCGGCTCAGCAACGTCATCGAACACGAAGCCGTTGAGCTTCTTCTTGTCCTTCACCAGCAGATCCAGACCCGAGTTCAGGTCAGCAAAGATACCGCCCTTGTTCGCAGGAGAAGTACCGAGCTTCACAGCCTTGCTGGTGGAGGCGAGGTTAGTACCAACACCGAACGGGTTAGAGGTGCCGTGAATAACGGCATCGTCAAACGCGCGAGCAAACGACTCAGCGATCTCCTGACGAAGGACTTCCATGTAGTTACCGGGGTTCGCACGGACGACCTCGGCGGAGACCACCGCGATGGCGGCAATCTTCTTAGGGGTCATGGTCTTCATGGTCAGCCCCGCCTGGGTGGTGGGCTTCTTAGCGCCTTCTTCCACCCAGGAGGCGGTGGGCTTCTCAGTCAGGACGGGGATAGCCTCACCAGAGACAGAGAGAGGCACCTGACGTGCCAGAGACTGCACCACAGAGGCCTTCTGAACCTCTGCGAAGTATGCCTGCGCAATCTCGGGGCGGATAAACCCGGCAAGGTTGCTGGTCTTAGTTGCGGCGGTAATAGCCATAACGGTTTTTCCTTTCCTAGAAGAGGATTAGCTAGATGCCGAGGACGCCCTTGAGCTTGTCCAGTAGCGGGTCGCCATTGAGCGCAAGCCCCGCACCTTCACCCTCGGTCTTGATGACGGTGCGGTTACCCGCCGCACCACCGGTAGCGCCGCCGTGGAGCAGCTCAGACAGGAGCGCCGCGTGTTCGGTTAGCTCCTTCTGCGTCTCCCCGCGCAGGGCGGAGGCGGGAACACCGTACTCGGTGGCGGCGGCTTCACGCCATCCGCGCACCTTCTCCGCGCGCTCGAGCTCGGCTAGACGCCCTTCTGCCTGCTCGGCACGAGTGGTCAGCTCGTCCACGGTGGCAGCCTTCTCGCGCAGGTCGGCGTAGTCGGCAAACTTTGCACGTTCACGCTTGAGTCGCTCGGCGATAATGGTGTCAAGCTGGCGCTGCGAGGTGATGGTGCGGAACGCGGGTTCCTCCATGTGCTCGTGATGCGCCGCCGCGACATCCGCGGGGGTTACCTGCGGCTGCTCGGAGGCTTCTGCCGTCTCGACTGTGGTGTTCTCACTCATAGGGTTGCTCCTTGCTTCGTTAAGCACCAACACCACCCGGTGCAGACGAAAACTCGTCTACACGGGTGGTGTTGTAAAAATATGTTCTATATTCGGTTATGCCGCCCAAAACCCCGGACGGAAAGGGGAAACTATGTTAAAAAGGCAGAAGCGCCAAATCGTATGNGTCCTTAGCTCGTGGTCGGTTCACCGGGTACATGGGGGTGTATGGAAAGTTACCGGTGAACTGTCGGTGGTTGTGTAGTGGGTGGTGTTGTAGAAAATATGTTCTATATTCGGTTATGCCGCCCAAGACCCCGGGCGGAAAGGGAAACTATGTTAGAAAGGCAAAAGCGCCAAATCGTATGGAGTGCCAGCATAAACATCCGGCAACTCACCATTAGCTACCTTCTCACGATACAACCTGGTTACTTCGCTATATCTGAAGGGGAATTCCTTAGCTTCGTTCCTACGCTTAATCTCTGCTAAACCC